GTAAAGACATTCACCTCGCCTGCCTCTGCAAGAGGACGCAGAGTGGTAAGAAAAGCCAATGGTGGCGAAGTGATGCGCAACCATAGAGGATGCGGTGCGATTATGTCTGACCGTCGCAAGAGGACTAGGTACTCCTGATGTTTAGACGTTACGCTGAAGAGTTCAATGGTGGTGGGGCTGTCACGGGTGGCAGATCAAAGGCCGCTAAGCGTAAACGCGACACCATGCCGAAGCGTAATAAGAAGAATTTTCGCCCTACAAAAGAAGGCGCGGGGATGACAGAAGCGGGTGTAAAAGCGTATCGTAAGGCCAATCCTGGTAGTAAACTCCAGACGGCGGTAACGGAGGACAAGCCCACAGGTAAACGTGCGAAGCGCAGGAAGTCTTTCTGCGCTCGATCTGCTGGGCAAATGAAGAAGTTTCCTAAAGCAGCGAAAGATCCTAACTCAAGGCTACGGCAAGCTAGACGTAGGTGGAAGTGTTAAATGAGTAGAAGTGATACAGCAAGGATAGACCGTGGCCAACAGTTGGTTGGTCAAGGCGTAGAAAAAGCTTACACACAAGCAGACTTTGGTAGGTTTCCTGCTAGTCCTTTAGAAGCACTAAATGCCTCCCTAAGGGTTAATCCCGCCACGGCGCAATCAGCGTTTCTTGGGAATATGGCCAACCCTCTTGCGGGCTCTTTTCAACTACAACGCATGCCTGGCGCTCAATACGCGAACTACGAAAGAATGGCGCCTAATATTGGCGGGCCACTTCAAGCCCCACAAGTGCCTGCTGGATTTGTACCTGCAGGGACTCAGCCAGAAACCATTCGAGTTTATCCTGACGGCACACCTGTTGGAGATGAAGAAGAAGAAGATGATTCTCCTATCTCAGCTTCAGATAAAGCATTAGAAAGAATAAATGAAATGCGCATAGCTCAAGGCCAAGAACCTTTTGAATCTATGGCCGAATTCCAAGCTGATTTAAGAAGACAAATTGGAATTGGCATGCCAGGAGGGTTTAATCCTTTCGGTGGCCGCTTCGCTGAAGGCGGAATTGCATCGCTTGAGCCAATGTACATGTCTGCCGGTGGGATCATGGGTGCTCTCAGCAGCCTTGGTAGCGGCATAGGAGGCGCTCTTACTGGCGCTGGTGGTGCCATTGGTAATGCTCTTGGCGGTATCGGTGGTGGTATTGGCAGAGGCATTGAGGCATTAGGTGGTTTGGCTCAACAAGGCCTTGAGAACTATCAAGCAAATCAGAAGAGGCAGGAAGAAAAACGCCTTGAAGACATGACTCGTGAAGAGCTTCTTGAATACATCAGAAGTGGAGGAAAGTCTTCGGGTGGTGGAGGCAACTTAGGTGGTCTACAGAACTTATCTAACATGTTCATCGATAGCGTAATGAATAGGCCTAGTGGTGGCACTGCTGCATTAAATCAAATGGGCGACTTGTCTCAGCTAGAAATGTCTGAGGGCGGCGATGTTGACTTTCCTCGCATGAACGGCCCCATCTCTGGCCCAGGAACAGAAACATCTGATGACATACCTGCAATGCTTAGCGATGGCGAGTTTGTTGTGAATGCTAAAGCTGTTAGAGGTATTGGACGGCTAGAGGGTGCTGGCAAGTCTAAAGAAGAACAGCGCAGAGAAGGCGCTCGCATGATGTATGCGCTACAGCGTGCCGGTGAAAAGGCAATGAGGAAAGCGTAATGGCTAAAAACAAATACCCAATGAAGGGTCAGGCTCAGAAGTTAGCCAAACAAGGCCGTTACGGAGACTCCATGCTGGTTCACATGAACCCAGCAGAAGTTGATATTTTAAGAAAGACCTCGCCAATTGGTGATCTGACCATCAACCCTAAGACTGGTCAGCCAGAAGCTTTTGTTCAATTCATCCCCGCCGCTCTTGCTACTGTGGGCGCTTTTGCCGGTGGCAAGTCTAAGCAACAGCAGACAGACGAAAGTACTCCTGTAGTTCAACCTTCGGCATCTCAACAGTACGCTGCCCCCGGAGTTGAGTTAACTTCCCGTCAGTTGCTAGACGCTTACTTCAACCCTCAATACGGGATGATTGGGCAGCAAATACCGATTCCTGTTCAGCAGGTTGCTGGTCTTTCGCCATTAGAAGTACAAGCTCGTAACCTCGCTGGTGGCCTTGGTGGCTTTGGTCAACAGTTAACAGAAGCCCAAAACTTATTCAGGCAGTCTGCTCGTGGTTTTGACCCACGTTCTGCAGGCGCTTTTGCAGATCCACGAGCTAGAGCTTTGTATGAACAAAGCATAGGCGCATATGACCCACGCATGGGTCAGCAGTTTATGGATCAAGGTGCCAGAGCCATGATGAGGGGCGCTGCGGAAGATATTCGTGGTGCTGAGCGGGGCATGGGCAGAGAGGCTGCTATTGCTCAAAGAGGATTGATGGATGCGGCTAGGGGCGCAGGCAGAGAATCTCGTATTGGCCAGAGAGCCATGGAGCGCGCCGGTCAAGGCATCGGTGGCCAAATTGGTGGTGCTCAAGCAGGCGCTATGGATGCCGCACAACGAGCCAGAATGCAGACGCAAATGGCAGGACAAGACCTCCGTTCTGCCGGTGAGATGGGTAGAGCTACTGCACTTCAAGGTATTGCTGGCCTTGCTGGCACGGGCGCTCAGTTCGATCCATCAGCCGTATCTAGATTCCAAGACCCGTTCACACAACAAGTTATTGATGCGCAACAAGCTGAGATTGCGCGACTGGGCGAACAGCAAAAAATTGCTGCGCGTGATCAAGCGGTGCGATCTGGTGCATTTGGCGGATCTCGTGGCGCCATAGCGCAAGCAGAGATTGGCCGTAATGTCCTGCAGCAACAAGCTAAGACAGGCGCTGAGTTGCGCTCACAAGGCTTCCAGCAGGCTCAACAGGCCGCACAGCAGGCGTTTGAGCAAGCACAAGCACGCAGACAACAAGCTTCACAAATAACTGGATCACTAGGCCAAGCAGGCGCTCAGACAGGCATCAGTGCTGCACAGCAAGCAGCGAACCTTGGATTGAGTGCAGAGCAGTTAGCTCAACGTGGCGCGCTTGAAGGTGGACAGCTTGGCCTTAGTGGTCTGACTTCTCAGGCAGACATTGCTCAACGTGCTGCACAGTTAGGCATATCCACGCAAGAGTTGGCAGGTAGGCTTGCACAGCAAGGTGGCGCTCTTGGATTGCAGGCACAGCAAGGGATTGGTGGTTTAGCTGGTCAACGTGCAGACATCGCCTCTGGCTTGGCAAGAGACTTCCAGTCTGGCCAGCAACTTGGCTCTGGCATATTCAGCGACAGAATGGGCAGGATCGCTGGCGCAGCAGGTGGCCTTGATAGAACAACCCGTGGTGCATTTGGCGATGCGTTAAGCGCATTCCAAGCTGGCCAACAAGGAGCTCGCGCAGGTGCTCAAGGTATTGCGGGTCTAGGCCAACAAGGATTTGACATGTTGACTGGGCAAATAGGAACACTTGGCGGACTAGGTGCGGCAGGCAGAGGTATACAACAGCGCGGACTTGATGCTCAGTACAAGGCTGCTACACAACAGGCCGATGAGCCGTTCATGAGACTACAGCGTGGATTCAACGTCCTTGGCCAAGGCGCTCAGTTTATGCCTGGATACACCACTGGTTTCGGATCTGGGCAGAGTCAGGTTGGAACTTATCAACAGCCTAGCACCGCTGGTCGAGTAATGAGTGCGTTATCCTTTGGATCAAACTTCATGCCATCAGATATTCGATTGAAAGAAAACGTCATGAAGGTTGGTGATGTTCAGCCTGGTGTTGGATGGTATACATGGACTTGGAATGACACCGCGAAAGCCATGGGCGTTGATGCACCAACTGAAGGTGTCATGGCTCAAGAATTAATTAAGGTTGATCCTTCAGCCGTTCTCATGGGCGAAGACGGCTACTACCGTGTAGATTATTCAAAGGTTGACCGTGGCCAAAAGCGAGCGTGAGAGAAAGATCAGCAAGGTCATGGAGGAGTTCAAGGAAGGAACTCTCAAGTCTGGCGGTTCGAGTAGAAAAGTAACAAATCCAAAGCAGGCGATAGCGATTGCGCTGTCAGAAGCAAACGCGATGAATCAAGGTGGCATGATGTACAACGAAATCATGAACAGACCCATGTTCCAAACACCGCAGATGCGTGAGGGTGGCGGCATAATGGCAGGTATCGCGCCTATCCGTGGGTATGCAGATGGCGATTTGGTTGAAGACGATGACTCTATGATTGCATCTCTTTTGGCTCAAGCCGAAGAACTTCCAGAAGCTTTTTCAAACTTAACCATGGAAGATGCTGTTGGTTATGTTAAAGAGAACCCAGAAATATTGTTTGCGGCAATTCCTGGCCTTGGTGTAGCGGGTGGAGTTGCGCTTAGATTTGGCCCAGGGGCTGCGCGAAGTGCTCTTTCTCTTGGCAGAAGACTCCTTACTAAAAAGAAAGCACCTAAAGCAACTGAAGCAGACATCATGGGAAATGTTCCAGCAAGAAAAGCGCCAAAGGGATTATCTGCGGAGCAACAAGCTGAAGGAATAATGGGACTGCCTACAAAAGCCGCTGGTGCAGCTAAAGAAGCAGTAGCTAAGACTGGCCCTGGAAAGTTCAGAAGGGCATTGGGAAGTAAAGCCGCATTAGCCACCGGGGTTGGAGGTCTTGCGTCAATACCTGTTGTTCAAGATCTTGTTAAGCAAGGGCTAGTTAGTCTTGATGATTTAACTGGCGCTTCAGATCTTTATGAAGAATACATGCCAGAATTTATAAAAGAAGGCATTAGCCCAACCGTAGGTGGCGAGCGCGCAGAGCTTACCGAGTATGCTGAATCAAGACTTCCTGAAGTAGCAACCGCCAGAAAAGAAGGCTTTCCTGAACAGCCAAAAGCTCCACCACCTCCACCACCAGATCCAACATTCCTTGATATGTTGAAGGGTGCTGGTACCCAGTTCAAAGATTTCTTGCAAGACCCAGCAAACCAATATGCTTTTGCCAAGGCTGGGCAGGCAAGCGAGGGCATAGCGCCTAGAAACTTTGCAAGTGACTTCGCTTTGGGCAAAGAAGAATACAGGCAGCTTGAGGCGCAGAGAGAAAATGATACTGCGCTGATGCGTAACTATCAGTTCTTGAAAGAAACAACAGATCTCTCTGACAAAGAAATTGTTTCTAGGCTTTCAAATGAGGCGACAGCTAGAGACGAGTTCTTAACCTTGTTTTCAGAAGCTGTTGATACTGCTGGTAGCGTTACTCCAGAACAAATTGCACAGTTTGAAGCAATAACTGGCTACACATTGCCTGAAGAAGCAAGAGTCCGCCTTGGGGTTGCAGCTGCTCCCTCTGATGATATTGACTAATGATAGTAGCCGTACCTGACGGAAGTGGCAGAACAATAAATGTCCGCACCGACGATCCTGAGTACGCTGCACGCAGAGCCGCCGAATGGGGCGCCGAAAACCCAATCGTTGAACGTGGCGCTCAGCTGGGCGAAGAAGACGTATCTGCCATAGGAGATATTGGTAGAGGTATTGGCGCAGGTCTTGTCAGCGCAACAGAGGGCATCACCACCTTGCCTATGGAGCTTCTTGGCTCTGATGAAGAAAATATTCAGTCAGTCAGAAACTTCTTCGATAAGTACAAGCCAGACACACAGACCGAGGTGGGCAAGGCCGCTCGTTTCATTGCTCAGTTCGCGGCTCCTGGTGGAATTGCTGCCAAAGCGGCAAAAGGTTTGGGGTCAGTGGGCAAGCTTGGCGCAACAGTCGGCGCAGACATAGCTGCTACCACACCAGATGTTGAGACACTCGGTGACTTCTTCGAGGCTGGGCCTACCAAGCGGATAGATACTTCTGACCTCGATGGCGCTGAGCTTGCAGCAGCAAATCTTTCCAATCGCCTGCGTGTAGGTGCAGAGGGTGCTGCTGTAGTGCTTGGTGTACCTGCTATCGCATCTTTAGGGGCAAAGACTGTTGGTGCAGGCCTTGGCGCTCTTGGCCGCACAGATTTTGCAAAAGCTGCTGCGCAAGCCATTAGAGATCCAGAGACGCCGTTCAGCGCAGTTGGTGTGAGGCCAGATCTTGAAGACCCTACGTTCATGCAAAGACAAGTGGAGCGTCTCAAGAAAGTTGGGCGCAAGTACCTAACTCAGCAGGGAGAACTGCCAGATAGGTTTACCGCTCAATACGATGCCATGCGTGTAACACAAATAGCTGCCCAAAACTCAGCGGCTAGACAAGCTGTTGAGAAGATGGAAAACGCTTTGTCTTTTGTGAACAAGAACGAAGGACTTTTCAACGATCAAGATAAGTCACAAGTGCTTGATACGTTAAACGATTTTTTGTTTGCAGAGACTACCGGCATGAAGCCTGGTGTAGGCCGTGACGTTGTAAAACTTGGCGCAGAAAAGAAGCTAAAAGAGATAGATCAAATCATTGCTCAGAACACGCCGAAGAGCTTGTTTGGTAACAGGAAAGACCTAAGCCTGTTTCAAGGTGCCAGTGATCTTAGGCAACAGATCGATGGCTTGAGCTTGTCTGTAAAAGACATATTAGAAGATGGTCTTCAAAGTGATGAAGCGAAAAATGCTTTGATTGAAACCATAGGAAACAACGAAACCTTCTATGGCATGCGTCTTTATCGCGCATTGAAAGATACCAACTACTCACCTACAGCAGAGCAAGCAGAACTTGCCGTTGAAGAGCTTGTTAAATCAAGCCGTGGCTTAGATGAGGCTGCTCAGCTTGATCAAAATCAAGCCAGAGAGTTGTTGAACAGTATGATTCAAGGCAACTTCAACAACGCTAAGATGCAACCAAGAGATGTTGTTGACTCAGCAACACTAAAAGGTGTGTCTCAAGGAATGTTGAAAGGTAGAAAGCTAGATGATCTGCCTGCAGTAAGGGACTTTCTTGGCGAATATACAGGCGCAAAAGACGTCATGATGCGTTTTCGTCCAGAACGTATCAGAGCTAGGGACATCGGTGAACAAGAAGCTGGTTTGCGCACTAAGATGGTTGAGACTGTTGATATCATGTCGAAGCACATCGCAAAGTCTCAGTATTACAACAACTTAATTCAATACAATGCCAAGCTTCCAGAAGGTGCAAAGTTTATATTCGATACGATCCCACCAAACGCACGGCTTGGAGAGTACTCAAGAGTGGGTGCTGAATCTGGTAACCCACTTGGAGAAATTACAGCTTCTCAAAAAGCTAGGTTTGGACAGCTTGCCGGTAAGTACATAAAGAATGAATACAAAACTGCACTTGAGGGTGGTAGCGATGTGTTTGATTTGTCCAAAGGAAGCATACCACTGTATTCAACCTTCTTAGGCCTAAAGGGCGTGTCTCAGATAGCCAAGACTGTCTACAGCCCGATCACTCAAATACGAAACGCAACTACTGCAGGCTTCTTTGCGCTTGCCAATGGAAACGTTGGCAACTCAAAGTCTTTGGCTAACTCTGTATCAACAGTATTCAGCAATTTGAATCAGCGGTTGACCGGGCCAGGCAAAGCAAACATGACGCTTGCTGAAAGGCAAAAATATTACAATGAGCTTGTTGACCTAGGCGTGATCAACACTAACGCCAAGATTGGTGAGTTTGAGTCCTTGCTCAATGATGCCGCCGAAGGTACAGGTCTTGGATCAGGCGCGACTCGTAAGTTGTTCAAAAAAGCTCAAGGAATGCAGAACGGCTTTGCGGCTAAGCTCTATCAAGCATCTGATGATGTGTGGAAGACATACAGTTTTGAGATGGAACTTGGGCGTCTTGAAAGAATATTTGCCAAGAACCCAAACACTGCGCTACCTGTGTCTGATCCCAGAAACTTTACTGAGTTTGGTCCAGTCATAAGACCGTCTGAGTTAACGCCGGAACAGCTTAAAATTGCTATGAAGCGTGAAGCTGCGGAGATAGTTAAAGACACTGTGCCAAACTATGCGCGTGTTCCAGAATTCATCAAGCGTTTGCGCCAAATGCCGTTTGGAAACTTCGTTGCCTTTCCTGCTGAAATGATCAGGACTAGTGGCAACATTCTTGGTAGAAGCATTAAGGAACTAGCAAGCGAGTCGCCGGAGCTTCGTGAAATAGGCATGAAGCGACTGACTGGCATCATATCAGTCAATGCAGCGATACCGGCTTCACTGGTGAAGGCAGGAACGCTTCTCACTGGTGCGGATCAAGAGCAAATTGATGCATACAAGCGATCTATGGCTGCTGACTGGGATAGAAACTCGACGTTGATACCTGTTGCTACCGACAAGAATGGCAAGGTCACAGACTTCTATAACTTCTCGTATACCAATCCATATGACTATGTTGGCAGGCCTGCCGCCGCTGTGTTCAATGCGGTGAACAACGGTATTACGAAGGAAGAAGATTTAAGTAAAATAGCTTTTGATGCGTCGTTAGATGCAGGTGCAGAGTTCTTTTCGCCATTCATGAGCGAAGCGATTGTTTCAGAAAAAGCTTTAGACATTTTAAGAAACAACACAACGTTTAACAGACCAATTTGGCGAGAAACAGATACGCTTGGAACAAAAGTTGGCAAAGGATTTGCACATTTTGTAGATGGCTTGATGCCAGGATTCAGCCCGGTAGATCTAACAACAACACCTACATCGCCTTTCCCTGGCTCTCTATCGTTCACCCTCAGAGACTTTCCACGGGCCGTTGCTTCTGTTGCCACACAAGACGCACAACTTGGTGTTAGTAAACAAGGTTACCGTTTAGACCCAGTGCAAGAATTTACAGAAGCTTTGACTGGCGTCAAAAGCATCAAGCCTCGCACTGAGCGTGTGCTGTACTATCGCGCACTTGAAGCCGCAAGAAACGTCCGTGACGCTGCCGGTATCTTTAACCAAGTAGCAAAAACTCGTGGTAATGTTGACGCAGAGACCACCACTCAAGCTTTCATCACCGCAAACGAGCAGCGTTTCAAGGCGCTGCGCGATCTGAACATGGCCATTGAAGACGCCAAAACGCTTGGGCTTTCTACTGCTGAGATTATAAAGCCATTAAAAGAAGCCAAGACACCAAACCTAGGCATGGTCATGTCAGGTCGATTCAAAGCGTTCTTTCCAAGTAAAGAAACTATATCCATCGCTTTGCAAGGAAACGAAAACAAGCTATCTAATCCACTAGATATGTCTGCGATTGGGGAGCAGCTTGCTCAGTTCCAAGGTGCTCCATTCAGGCCACAAGCTCAGGCCGAAGAACAAGCCGCTAGAGCGGAAGCTTTGCAACAAGCCTTTGCAACACAACCTGCTCCTCAAACAGCACCTGCACAGCCTAGCACAGCCGCTACGCCACCTGTTGCGCCTCAGATACCATCCCTGTTTAATCGTGCATCACAGTTCCTGCGCCAGCAGGAAGAAGAAAAACTGATGGGTGGTAGTTGATGTGATCCCGCGACGGGCACCAAAAAAAGGCAAGAGCAAGTACTTCGCCAAGAAGACTGAGTACGATGGTATTGTCTTTGACTCCAAGCTCGAAGCAGCCCGGTACAAGATACTCAAGGGTTACCAAGAAGCTGGTGAGATCACTGACCTTGAAGTGCAGGTAGACTTCCCATGCGTGATCACCGTCGAGGGTGAAGACAAAAAGATCTGCTCATACGTTGCGGACTTTCGTTACAAGCGCGATGGCGAGGTAGTGGTAGAGGACACCAAGGGCATCATCACCCAAGTGTTCACCCTCAAGAAGAAGCTTGTCGAAGCCCTCTACCCCGGCCTCAAGATACTGATCATCAAAGACCCACGAGAGTGGGCCTAGAAAGGCATCTTGCGCTCATCAACGTTCTCAAGGTAGCTACCAGGGAACTCACGCCTCACGCTTTCGCCGGTCATCATCAAGCCCGCCTCAAAGTCTGCCTTAGATAACTCACGCATCTCTGTGCTGCTGTAGTGATACTCACCCGTCACCTCAGATGTTGAGTTGTAGAACTCCATGATCCCAACCTGATAGGCCACAGAATCCTCTGTGCTCTTGCCCGGCAGATGGTTGGCGTTCACAAGCTCTGGTATCCACAAGTGGTCATTGCATCCCTCTCGCTGCTCATCAAGCGTCAGAGATTTCTGCTTGCGCTTGCAGAACCACACGGCGCCGTTTGATTCAGTCAGTGGCTTCACGTTCTTGCAGTTCCTGCAGTTGACCGATTCCGGCAGGCGGCGACCAAAGTAGATATTGCGATACAACTCCGACTCATTCTTCATGCGCCAGTCCTTCTCAGACATGCGCGTGCTCTTGTCGGGAGCGTCACTGGTAATGATGCGCCAAGCCCTAGCTTGAGCCTTATCCCACATGTCTGGGTTGTAATCGATGATCTCTTCGTACACCTCGTTAGTGTTCTTGTTGACCACAACAACCATACACATCTCTAGGCCAAGCGCGCCCATGTAAGCATGAATCTGCCATCGATAGGTTTCGCTCCATTCCTCATAGCTTTGAAGCTTCACGAGCTCTTTGAACCGCTTGTCGTTGGCGCTCTTGACTTCCAGCAGTAGAATCACTTCTTCACTAGGGGGTGGAAATACGCCTTTGAGGAGGCCGTCACAAGAGCCTGCGAAGTGACCGCCAAGGAACGATGCGCGAAACTGATTGCCGTCCTTGTCATGCGAGGCGATAGATATCACGTCGGTATCGCGTATGTTCTCAACCACCTGATCCTCGATGCGGTTGCCTAGGTCAAACAAGCGCAGCATCCTGCCGCCGAAAGTAGACGGTAAGCACCAACGGAATCCCATCCACTGCTTGTATTCATCGTCATAACCTATCCCGCTGAAGCCCAGGTGCCCACGAAAGCGGTTGTCTTTCTCCGCTAGTTGCTCATCGATCCGATCAAAAATGGACGCTAACGACATTCCAGTACTTACCCTCTTTTCTTACAGTGATTTGTTTGATGTGTTGCATGGCCCCGTTGTGGTTGACCTCAACCAAAGCCTGCTCAATAGTGCTGGGGCACCAATGGTTGTTGGTCAGTGACCGCCATTTCTTCTGCGCCATCATGCCAGCCTTCCCTTTCATGCCGATCATGATTGGCATGTTTTGTGGCCAGTAGTCGCCAGGACTTGAGAACATGACATTGAGATACTCATTACCGTTCTTTGATGTCTTTGATTCAGCTGAAACGTACTCGATGTTCTTGATGCGCTCGTGTTTCTCTACTGGGTCTTCGAGTTCATCTGATAACACAGAACCTTGAGCCGCCTGCCTAGTGGCGGCAGCATCCTTCTCTTCTTCTTCAAACAGCTTGGGCTGCTCAACGGGTGCTGGCTTCAAGGCACCGCACTCAATGCATGTGTCACGATCTATGTCGTTGACCGCCACGCATGAGTCGCATATCCAGATCTTAGTTTGCTGCTCTTTCTCTTTGTCTTCTTTGCTTGGAACCGATGGACGGGCAGTGTCTATGCAGCCGTGCCGATCCATGTTCTCGCCATAGTCCAGCAGCATGCAGTCTTTCTTGTCGCCCCAAGTGCGCATGCCTCGTCCACAGATCTGAACATACAAGCCCAGCGACTTGGTGGGACGCAGCAGTGCGATGCAGTCTGTGCGTGGCGCATCCCAACCTTCAGTCAAGACAGACACATTGCATAGTGCGTTAATCTGGCCGTCCTCAAAACGCTCCAAGATATCTTCGCGCTCTCCCTTTGGTGTCTCGCCGGTCACAACCGCAGCCTCTACACCAGCTTGGCGCAGGTACAAACACATCTTCTCGGCATGAGCCACAGTGATACAGAAGAACACAGTGCTCAATCGGCCTTTGGTGTACGCCTTCTCAATCCAGTCATCGATGATGGCCAGCATGGTCTGATCTTCCATAGCCAACTTCTCAATGTCTGACTCACGATAGTCACCACCTTTGAACTTGACCCGCGCAGTTGACGCATCAATTACAGCCTCATCGTTCACCTTGAAGGCTGACAGACGGCACAGGAAGCCTTGTCGGATCATTTCAGGTATACCTACACGGTAGGCAACCCCTGCAAAGAAGTGCTCCTCAAGGCCGTATATGAAGCCCTGGCCCATGCGATATGGTGTAGCGGTCACGCCCAGTATGCGTGGCGTTCTCCAGATGGAGGACTCAAAGTGATCGAAGATCTTGCGATACCGAGTGTTTGGGTCTGGCGCCACATGGTGCGCCTCGTCAACGATGATGTAGTCAAAGTCACCAGAGGTATCAAGCCTGCTTGGTGTTGCCAAGGTGTCCCGACTGGCAATGACGATGCGCCCATCAACTTCGTATTGGTTCAATCCCGCAGCAAGAATGCCTGACGGTGCACATGGCCATACCTTCTTGAGCTTGTCTTCAGCCTGGCTGACCAGTTCTTGCCGGTGAGCTAGGATCAGAATTCTGCAGTCGGGTTCTCGCTCAAATATCTCCTTGATTAGTGTGGCGAAAACAACTGTCTTGCCAGCCCCTGTCGGTAGAACGATGAGCGGGTGCGTGTCTTGGGTGTTGAACCAATGGACTGCCGCATCAACGGCTTCGCGCTGATAGTACCTGAGCTCCATTTCTTCTTTCTTCCATGAGTTTGCGGTAGGTGTTGCGCCAATACTCCTTGGCCCAACTGTCCTCTGGTGACTTGTAGATGCACCGCAGCACGGCGCGCTTACGTTCTTTGAACTTAGATGAGTCCTCTGTTGCTAATGACATATCCTTTCATCCTCCATGACTTCTGCCACATTCGTGTAAGAACCATCTTCAATGCTTTCAACGACTTGTGGAAACAACTGAGTCATGAGCTCATGATCACCATGAGCTAAGTTCCAGCCCAGTGAATACACCATCATGACCTCGAACAGGATGCGTGGTTCTAGATCTTCTTTGCTAACCCTCACCAAGTTCCTGATCAAGTCCATGGCGTACTCGTGATCCTCACTGCCGCCTTCCATTTCCATTTCAAAATCGTCTTCTTTCATCAATCTTCATCCTCTGGTGCTGGTTCTGGCACTGGTGCTATCAAATGTTCTCTATGTTGTTGATCTCGACATCCACAGTGACCTCGTTGTCAGGCCAGCCGCCACACTTGGCGTACAGTTCACCAATACGTTGAGCGATATCCACCAACAGAGCGATGTGCTCTTGGGTTTCAATCTTTTTGCGGGCACTGTATTGCTCGCGTGTCTCAACCAAAACAGTTTCAGATGGGTAAAATTGACCATCAATATCAACATTAGGCCTTTGCCACACTTGACCCTTATCGTCTTCGTCAACTAAAAACCAATAATCACTCTCGACCATCTCCCATTTTCCATCCTTATAGGTTTGTATGGGTGGAACCTTGTGGTGCCAAGTAGATGAAAGGTTTAGGTTGGGAATCGGGATCGTGCAGACACGCTGCTTCGGGCCTGAGTGGAAGTCAGCCTCCTCGCCTTGCGTGTTGATGGTGATGTACGCATCAGAGTATTCCATCCACCAAGCATTGTCTGGGTGGACGATCTTGTACTTGTCTACCAAGTCTGGATCATGGTTGTCGATGGCTAACAGAGCCTCCAGTTCCTCAACACGCTCACGTTTCTCAACGAACCTCTT